CACGCCGTGCAGCCATTGCTCGCGCGAAGCGGCTACCGCCGTATGCAGCTGCGCCACCAAGCGCAGCACTAGCAGCCGCGTTGACTGCCGCGCCTTGCAAGCGGTCGGTGGCGCTGCCATCGGTGTTTCCGAACCCGTATGCCCCACCAAACCCCGCGGCTTCTCCAGCCGATCGCGTGGCAAATACCCGGCTAGCGATCACGCGCGCTTCCGCGGGAGCCACGCCGCTGCGAACAGCCGCAATGCCCGCGGCCCGCGCTGCCTCACGGGCGCCTAGGAACTCAACACCGCCAAGGGGAACGCCCCCGACAACCTGCCCGACGCCGCGCGCAAAACCGTGGTTCTGTTCATCGAACAGCTCCTGCCCGCGCCGTGTGTTGAGGTTGTCCGAGTAGGTGCCGCCCTTCGTCACCGTATCGGCAAGCGCACCCGCCTCGTCCAGCAAGCCAAAGGTGAGAACGTTGCCCGCGCCGCGTGCACCAGCGCCTAGCGCGCCATCGCCCGCGTCAACGGGCTTGACCTCATCAACCTTGCTGTAATCGAACCCTGCCTTGATGCCGCGGTTCTTCGGGTCGGCGTAGAATGCGGCAAGCTTCTGTGCATTGTCGGCTGAAAGGGCGCCGCCGAACTGCGTAGCCAGCGCCTGCATCGCCTCTGCGCTCGCACCAGTCTGCGCCAACGCCTGCAATGCAGCTTGCTGCTCGGTGGTGAAACGATAACTGTTTGCCGAAGTGTCGGGCAGTTCGTCGTTGAAGCGAACCTCACCATCGGGCGGCGTCGCACCGGGTGTGGCAGGACCGGACGGAGGCGCGCTGCTTCCAACAGCGACAGCCCCCGCCGCGCCAGATAGCTGATCACCTCCTTTCGTTTGAGACTGAATACCTAGCACTTTGAGGGTGCGTTGGGCGTCCGCGTCAAGCAAATCAATGCCGTCACTAGCCTTGCCCATGCCCGCACTATACTGCTCGCCCAAAGCATGAATTCGACCCGCTAAAAGGCTTGCTAAAGTCGAAAGCGATCCTCGGATTTGCTCGGGCGAGCCGTTTTCGGGAATGGCCGCAGCGGCCTCTTCTACGTCACTGCGCGAACCGCTAGCGCCTCGGAACGCTCGCACTGCCTCTGAAGTGACGGCGAGCTTTGCTTGTCGAAAGTTAGTTGGGCGAGCGCTACCGCCAGCCTCCAATGCAGCGTTTGCAACGCCATTTAACGGCGTGGCCAATCCGCCGTAATTATCAAGATCGTCTGCAGCCTTCTGCAAGGTGCCGATGTGGTGCAGCAGCGTGTTGAACGAGGTAATGTTCAGACGCGACTTGCCAGACGTGAAATCTTTCCGGGTTGCCAAGCGGGTGGGGTAATCGGACGCGCTAAATGTGGGATCGCGCTTGCTGACCTCGCTTATGATGCCTTGCCAGTAAGGCGAGGCCAATGCTTTGCCGGCGGTTGGTATCGGAAGTCGTGCGTCAAGAATGCCTTGAACGATCCCCGCTTGTTTTGCGGGATCAGTAGGCACGTTATGCCACGCGCCATTGTGGAAAATGACCTGCTCACCCGTTTTGGGGTTAGTGGCCGTCTGGCCCTCTTGGATATCACCGCCCGCCATCAGTCGAGCACGAAGCCGGCCGGCAGCTTGCTGCCGCCCTTGCCGCCCGACTTGGCTTTTGTCGCCGCCCGCGCACCGGCCGCTCGCGACAACTCAACACGAGCGTTGCCTTGCGCGATCGTGGCATCCGCCCGCCGCGCTTCGATCCCGATGCGGCGATCGTTTTGGTCTAACCGGCGCTCGTCGCGCTCTGCCGCGGCTTCCGCCCGCTCCGACTTGGCGCCGATGCCAAGCGTTTCCATCATGCCGGCGACGTGGTCGCTGCCTACCATCGGCGCGAGCACGTAGCTTAGCATTGCTTGAGCGCCCTTCGTGTCGCCCTTGCGGATCATGTCGATGATGGCGTCGGTATGCGAGGTGTCGACGCCCGCGCCGGCAAGCGCCGACTTGCGGTCAGACAGCGTGCGGATAGCGAGTTCTGTGTTGCCCGCCGACAGCGCTCCTAGCGTTGCCGAGCCGGTGCCGATGATGTCGTTTTTCTGCGACGTGCTGTAGCTATTTGCCGCGTCCGACAGCTCCTTGGCGTGGTCGGGAAAGCGAACGGATAGGTCACGCAACGCTTCAGGGGTTGGATTGCCTTTGTAGGCCGTTACCGCGTCGACATAGGCTTGCTGTTCGCCAGCCTTCAGCTCGAATTGACGCTGAGCAAGCTGCGCGGCTTGGGTGCGCTGTTGCGTCTCCGCCTGCTGCGCTTCGATCTGCGTTTGCTGGTATTGGTTCTGGCGACGCTGCGCCAACCCCTGCTGCAAAGGCTGGAGGTTGAGCTGCGTCAGCAACCCGGAGTAGTTGATGGGGCCTTCGGCCATAGCCTAGAACCCCGCCACTACGCCGGCGATCTGCGCCGCGTTGTTGAATGTCTGGCCAACGACGTTGCCCTTGGCGATTTGCCCGCCCGCCAGCGCGGCGCCTTGCTGGTTAAGCAGGCTCCCGATATTGCCGGCGACTTGGATGCCGTTGTTGCCGACGCCGGCTGCGGCGTTCTGGCCAAGCGAGGTAAGCCCGCCCAAGCGATTGTACTGGTTGTTGACCACGCTGCCGAGCAGATCGGCGCGGAAGTTGGCGAGGCTGTTCTGCGTGTTGCCGCCGCGCAAGCCGCCGGTCGCAGCCGCGTTCTGGAGGATGGCTTCCTCACCCTGCCGGACGCCGGTGGTGTATTCAGGGCCGGTCAGAAGGCCGCTAAGCGCCGTTTGCTGGTCTGCCGTGCCGTTGAGGCCAAGCAGTGACATTTGCTGCGCCAGCGAGGCTGTGCCGGCGTTGACGAAGGGCTGTTCGAGGTTTTGCGCCGTCAGGCGGGCGTCGCGCTGCTCGGCAATTGCCTTGTCGGCGCTGGCAGATTGGATTTGCGCAGCCTTCTGCGCACCCTTCGCCGATTGCTTGGCGCCGGTGATGCCACTTAGGACAGATCCAACTGCGTCACCGATAAAGGAAATGACCGCGCTCCGATGAACATCATCAGGAGCCTTGCCGGAGGGGCACTACGCGGACAGATGGGCCTTTACACCAGCAAACGAGTGAGGGCAAGAAGGCCAAATGCTTTTACTGGCGATTCTAATTCAAGTCACCACGACCAGCTGCCGGCCTGTGCTTGGCGAGGTGCAATGTACCAGCCGCACTGCGCCGAGTGGTCCGATTCAGTACCCAACAACGGCGGTTGACGGACAAGCAATGGCGAACCTCGGCAGCGCGTTGCGCTATCGCAAGCAGAACGGACGCCGTAAGAAAGTGGGAAAGCTGGTGGCGGCTGGCAAGTGTGACGAGGCGACGGCATTTGCCTTGAACAAAGGCGAGCTGGAGCTTGCGGATTATGTTCGCGCTTACTGCCGCAAACCCTGATGCGGCCAATCGCGTCGCGTCATCCCCAGCACGATCACGTCTGTAGCCATGCCGTCGACCCGGCAGGCATCCCGGCGCCGCCCTTCGTCCACGAAGCCCAGCCTGCGGCATAGGTTCGCTGCGCTCGTTAGCGTCGCCAGCACGTAAGCCGTGACCCGCATTACGTCGCGCTTGGCGAAAACTTCAGCCAAGAACAGCCGGCATAACTCGTGCGCATGACGGATTGCGTCGGGGATGATCGCAACATGCACCTCAACCTCCCAACGCGTGAAAGCCACCGCGGTGAATACGCCCACCAGTCGGTCGTCAACGAACGCGCCATAGTAGCTCACTAGGCGATGCTTGATGAACCCCGGCTCGCGCCCGTCATGGCGTAGCTTGGGGGCGATGGCGGGGTGGCACAGGACCGCATCGACCGCCCGACTGTCGCGAATCGCCTTGACCGTCAGCATCAGCTTTTCAGCACGTCATTCCCGATCAGATCGGTAACCAGCGCCGCCATCCGTTGCGTCCACGCTGCATGGCTGTCCATCAGCACCTGCATTTGCGCGGGGTCATAGGTTGCCGCTGCCGTGCCTCCGACATAAGTCGCAAGCGCAGTGCGGGTAAGCGTGCCGGACGGCGCTGCCCAGGTTGGCGTAGCGTTCTTGCTGACCTTGCCATCTGCGAGCGTGTAAGCGTCGTCTGCCCGCTTCTGCGCCGCGTCCGCATCGGCTTGAGCCGCATCGGCTCGCGCGCCGGCATCGGCCGCGTCTAACCCGGCTTGCTCCGCGAAGTCCTGTGCTGTCGCCGCACTGGTTGCCGCCGCATTCGCTGACGCCGCAACCTCCGCCGTATCAGCCGGTTGATCCTGATACACCGCACGTTGCAAGTCGCTGTAGCCTGCCACTGCCGCAGGCGACGTGCCGATGCCGGTTCCTGCGATCTCGCGATCGTTGAGGACGGTATATTCTTGATCAACGACGCGCTGCGTGACCATTACACCAATGGCTCCAAATCGACTTCAAGCCGGGAAAAGGCGAGGGGTGCCTTAGCCACGCCACGGAAGCGATAGCCTCGCCAATTTGCCATGCGCCCCAGCCGGCGCCATACAGTACGCTTCGCACCGCCGCCGACCTGCTTGAACCGCTCTTGGCTCCACGTCAGCCCGTCCCCGGTGTAGGACATAGCCACCTGCGACGCATCGGCTCCTCTGGCCCCGATCGTCACCAGTTCCGCTTCGTTCGTAATGGCCCCGTTTCCGCCGTTGTAGATCAGCGGCGTATCGAATTGATAGGCGAGGGGCTTGCCGAAGAACGAAGCGTGCTTGTCGTCCACAACGCCGATCGTGTCGACACCGCCGCACCACCACTGCCCATCGGAAAGAACGAAGTGCCGGCCGGGATACGCTTCATCCAACATCGCGCCGCCCGCGAGCCGACTCCACACCGGCAGGTCGAGCAGTTGCGAGGCCGTCCAGTGGTACACCCATGTTTCAGTCGGCAAGTGGACCAATAGCTGGTACAATCCCGCCGAATTAAGCGCTTCCAATTCGACCAGCGCGAGCTGTTCATCGGTAAGCGCCGCTAGGGCATCATCCATCACACGCGGGCTAATCCTGATGGCCTGACCAGCCCCGGCGAGGTGGATAGCCGCCGTCTCATTCCGGGCAGAACCGCAGAACGCGAAGGTCTCGACAAAGGGGGTGAACGCCTTGCTGCCTACGCACCCCTTGGGAATCTGAGACCCGCGTGATCGCTGAAACGGAAATCCCGTTGTGCCGGCGTTGATGAACTTCTCAATCGTGTAGCGGTTGAGCGCGTACACCTCGCCCCGCAAGGCGAGGATTGCTTGCACCGGGTCGGGGTCCGCTTCCGACGATCCGTACTTCAGCGGGTCGATGCTGGCAGGGTCATTCAAGTCGGTTGCGACGATGCTGGTGCCGTCTGTCGTGAGGTAATAGCCGTCCGACCACGCCACCGAAAGAGCCGTGCCAAGATCGGCATCGGTCATCTGGGTAAGCGCACTTCCGTCGTAATAGTAGAGCTTACCAGCCGAAGCGATGGCGATGCGGCCGAACCCTTCTGCGAAGGTGACGGGCTTGCCATCGCTGCCTACGTCGCCGATGGACGTGATCGTGTTGCCATCAAGGCGCAGAAGCGTTGCCCCGCGCACCCGATATTGGCTGCCAAGCCACACATACGCGCCCCGGTCGACACCCGTTACTTTCGCAATCGTTCGCAAGCCGGCAGTGAGGCGCAGATAGCCCTTGCTGATGCCCGTTCCGCTACCATCGCCCGGCTCGGCTACCGGGATCATGTTGACCGGCACGCTGCGGTGAACGTCAACGCCTTTGCCATAGATTCCAGAAAGAATTGGTATTTGAGCCATCTACCACGCTGACAGCGGCGTGCGCTTCCAAGAATTTGTTGCTACGCAGACGTAGTAGTAGTTGGCGTCCCAGGCTTGCTGACCCGTGGTGCCGGCAGCGGTAGAGCTGGCGGGGGTGAAGCTGGTGGGAATCACCGGCCCGGCGCTGTTCACCGCGAATCGAATGGTGTTGGCTACATAGAAACCGCGGACGTTGTTGGCGCGATCATAGGAGTCAAAATCTCCTCCGTCCCAATTGATAATGGGAGTGTTGGGGATCGAAACGCCCGACATATCCACGAAGGCGCTGGGCAGCGCGCCGATGAAGCGCTTGTTGCTATTAACATCTCCGGCTACGCCGATGTTGTTGCCGAAGTTCACTGTCCCCGTTGCACGGTTGATGGTCAGCGGCTGGTCGATATAACCGCCCGCGTCCGTGTAGCGCGCAACGCCGAAGTTGGAGCCGCTGTTGCCACCGCTCTCAGCCTCCCCGCTTGCCAGCACCGCCCAGCGGTTGGCCAATGCGGAGTTGAAGTAAAAAATTCGGTTAGTGCCCGCCGCTCCGGTCATAGTCAGCATGTTGGCCACTATATCGGCGAACAAATTTTGCGCCGACCAAGTGTTCATCCCGCTGAGCAGCGGCACCGTCGCTCCGGTGGTGCCTATGTTATTTGTGGCTGCTGTTCCCAAGCCAAGATTGCTTCTGGCCGCAGGCGCCGTCGAAGCCCCCGTGCCGCCATCTGCTATCGCAAGATCAACAATGCCTGTTATACTGCCTCCAGTAAGCAGCACGGCCGCCGCATCTTGCGTTGCGATCGTGCCGACTCCCGCCTTGACCCGGAGATCGCTTGCGTCTGTGGATGTCAACAGGCCACGTCCAAATGCAGTAGTGGCCAGCGCCGAGATAGCGCTTAGACCAGCGTTGAACTGCTGGAAACCTGCCGAAAACGCCGTCTCAAGTATGCCAAGTCGACGCAGTATGGACTGCCCGATGTTGGACTGCGAGAATGGTTCCTGACGAAGCCGATTAGCCATCGCTCAGCACTCCCTCGCCGCTGTCATCCACCAATACTTCCGTGATGGTGTCGTATGAACCTCGCCAACGATCTCCGCCGCCGCGAATGGCTGGCCGCGCACGGCGGGCAACGGGAATAACGATCGTCTTTGCCACGCACAGGTCATAGCCCCGTTTGGCGTGGCGCTTCAGGTCCGGGGAGGGCGTCTTGCCGAAGTCAGGAGCAAGGCGCAGCGCGAGGTTGTTCCACAGCGCTTGATCCGCCCATGCAGGCGTCGTCATCAGCACCGCGTCGTTGTCGTCGTCGTTGCTAGGCGTGTAGCCGAGGATGATGCCAGCGCCTTCCCATTCGGCCATCATGCCGTCGAGCGCTGTACGCGCATCCGCCCACTCGTCCGGTTCGACCGCAAACTCATAGTCGGTGATGCCAAGGCGCCCAAAGGCTTTGGCAAGGATTGTCGCGCGGGTCGTCATGCCGGCACCCCGAAACGTGCGAGCTTGCCGGAAATGCTGTAGCTTGCCCCGATCGCGAGAAGTGGCGCGGTAAGCCCTACGGAGATGGTGTTCGCCGCAGTCGCGATCACGTCGTGTGTGGCATAGCTACCGCTCGGCACGGCGCCGGGGAAAAGCAACAGGTTCTGCCCGGCCGCGACATTCCAAGCGGTAGGCGTGGTGATCGTGAGCCTGCGGGTGCCGGCAGTGATAGACACCAAGCCTGCACTCTCTGCCAGCGTCACCGTGCCGAGAATGAAAAACCCGGTGTCGTTGATCTGCTTCGTCAGGTTCGCGATAGTGGCTTCCGCTTCACTGCGAGGCATCAATCCCGACGTGTCCGGTGCGAAAGGCTCCAGCCGCGCCATCAGTTGAACTCGTCCGCGAACGTGAAGGTCATCGTGCCAGATGCCGCCATCACGTAGAGCGGTGTCTGCGCATCGTGCGTGTACCCGGTGTTCGTCAGGGAGAGGCTGTTCGCCGTTGCAGTCATGGTCGGGAGGCTACCGACGTAGAATGTGCCGTTGGTGGTGGGCGCGATCGTTCCTTCCTGCCGAGTAGACCTTGCTGGCAGGATCATCACGGGAGTTTGGCCGACGTTTGCAACTTGCCCGAACTGAGCATTGACCGCGGCCCGATTGAGCGTGGCGCCAATGACATTCGCGCCAGTTGGCAAGGCTCCGGTAAGCGCGAACACGCCCGGTGCGCCGGTATCCACCGTCAGCGAGCCACCAGCATCCCCGACCTGTTGCGTGACGGGGAAATTGCCGACATTCACCGTGCCAGCAACGGTCACCGTGCCGCCGATCGTCACGGGGCCGTTGACGCCCACGCTCCACGTGCCAGACTGCGTTACCGCAAGCGGGCCGTTGACGTTGGCCGTTACGGTGCCGCTGATGGGCTGCACAGCCTGCCAGAACTGCCCTGTGACAGCGACCGGGCCATCAACGCTGATCAAGCCAAGCCGGTTGTTTCCCGGTGGCAGCGCCGCGCTCATCTGGATCAACGAGGGGTTGGTCGAAATCGAATAGGTGATACGCGCCGTGCCGGCCCCCGCCACCGATACCCGGAAGCGGATTGCTGTTTTGGCAACGATGCTGGAACGCCAAGAGCTATCATCCGCCGCGCTCATGGGCAGCGTGCCGCCTGCGCCCACACGCGCCATGTTCATCGGGAACCACAACTGCCCGACTGTGCTTTCTGCTACCACCACCGCGCCCGAACCCGGCTGCGAGAAAGTGATGTCAGCGCCAAGAACGCTCTGACTGTTGTTGACCGGAATCTCAACGAACGCGTCTTTTTGCGTCAGGTTGAGAGTAGCGTCACCTACCTCGTCAGGCTGGACAACCTGCAACTCGCCATCGGGCGTAAGCGCAAGGTTGCCGGCGCCGGCAGACTCCGCACCGGCGGCACTAATTGAGACAGTCGCGGGAACAACGTAAGTCTGGCCATCCGCCAGCTTGAGCGGGACACCTACCGAACCAGTGCCAGTGACACGGACTAGATCAACCACGACAGGCTCCTAAAACAGCCCGCCCCGCCGCCCTTAAGCAGCGGGGCGGAGAAGCATCACAGCTCGGTGATGTTGGTCAGGTCGTTGGTGTAAGCAGGTCCGCCGCCCGGCAGCGCGTCGGCTTCCAGCTTGAGCCGATCCATCATCGCCTTGACGTAGGGTGTACGGTTCTGCCCGTTGCGCTCCAGGTTCAGGAGGCCATAGACCTGCGTGTCGTCGGGCTTGTAGTCCGCCTTGCCTGCGACGAGTTCTTGGAACTGCGTCAGGTTGTATTCCAGCAGGTACGCATACCGCTGGCTTTCGTCGTGGTTCATGTACGGCACAATGGGCGGGGCGCCGGGCAGTGCGCCATCGGTGAGCGCTTTATAGCTGTCCTTGGCAGCTTCCTTGACGGCGTCCTTCGCACCTTCCGAGCGCGCCGCGATCACGTCCTTGTCGCTGATCGCCACGCCCTCGGGCGCATTTGCCTCCATGTCGGCAGGGTGAATGTCATTCTTGCGAGCGGCCATGTCACTAACTCCTTATGCAGCTTGGTTGAACATGACCACGCCGGCCTGATCGGGGGCGAGAAGCGCGGTGCCGAAGTCGATATCGACGCGAGCCTTGAGCGACAGGTCATTGATGTTGCCCTGTCGCGTATAGGTGATCGGCAGGTTGAACCGCGGCGTGGTCGCCTTTGCCACAGCCCAGCCATCGCCCTGATCGACCCGGAACGAACCCGGCAGCAACAGAACCGCGCGGCGCGAGAAGAACGGATTGATCTCGGCCGTGGTGGTGTTGAGCCACGTGATGGTCGCGCCGTTTGCCGGGGTCGCCGACACGTTCTGATATTCACGACCGGCGATGGTGCTACCGCCGTTCGAAATGATCGCCGGTGCGACAGTCAGCGTGTTCGTGGTTGTGTTGACCGCGATAACGCGGAAGGTCTGAAGCTGCCCGGTGTCCTGCTTGCTGATGCGATGCAGGGCGTTGACACCAGCAATGGTGAACGCATCACCCGGCTTGACGCTGGCAATCGCAGCCGACGTGACGATCAGCGGCGAATACCGATTGTCGCGGTTGACCTGCTCGCCGTCCGGTTCGGTCGTGAACGCCGCCGGCTCCCAGAACTGGTTTGCGCCGTTAACCGTTGTGACGCCGCCCGCAGCCGCAGCGAGACGGATAGGCTGATCGTCGCGGAACACTTCGTAGTTCGCGATGTCGATCAGTTTCGTCTTTTCGTAGGCGCTCTGGCTTGCCGAGCCCATCGTCTGGCGAGCCGCAAGGTTGGCAGCCATGCCGATCGCCGCGCGCGTGCCGATGAAGGCGATACGGTCGTCAACAGGCACGCCGATCTCGTCCATCTGCGCCTGCGACTGCGCAAGATCCTCAAAGCCGGTCGGGGCGACGGTCCGCTTGGTGAAGATTGCCGCCTCAAGCGCCACCCGCCGACGAACTGCAGAATTCACGTCCGAAGCAAGCTTCGCCTTGGCCGCGCTCATCCAGTTGGTCATGGCGCGCTGATTGCGCAGGTTCTTGGAGGACAGAACCTTGGGAGACGCCTTGTGGAAACCGACACTCGCCGGCACGACAAGCTCGGTAAGCCCGTCAAAATTGCTGGTCTGGTCGAAGCCGTCATAGGACGAGCCGATCATCGGGGTGTCAACCCACACACGATCGCGGGTGTGAACCATCTGCTCGGGCGTAAGCTCGTCAAACAGCGTGGCGACCTGCCCGTAGACAAGCTGGTCCTCAAACGCCGACACCATATCGGTGAAGGCGACAATCTCTTCTTTGAACATGGACGAAGCCATGAGGAACCTCCTGAATAGCTGAAAACCGTTGGGCTTGCCGCTACTCAGGGTTCACAGTACCCCGGAAACTGATGGCTAGGCGGACTAATACGCCGCTTTGCATTTGGTTGCAAGTGGGGACTTCCCGCCCTTTCCCTTATCTATTTCAGGGAGCAGGGTTTGCCACGCTTTCCGCCACCCAATGATCTACAGGGAGGCGACGGAACAGGAGGGCGGGTTGATAACTAGTGCAGCCCCGACACCAGCGGAAACGCTCCGCCCCTAAGCTTGTTGTTCGTCAGGCACTCGCGGCGGGCGGCCTGGTCCGCGCTTAGGCTGCTCCGGTGTCATTGCAGCCTCCATCGCAGCGATTTGCGCGCGCAAGGCCACGATCTCGTCATCCTTGGCAGTGGTGGCGGCGATCAAGCCCTCCTCCACTCCGTGAGCAGCCTGCGGGGAAACATCCCACCCCGAAGCTGCAAGAGCCTCCGCCTCGTCCGCGCTATCAGCCACCATGACTTCGCACAGCAGCCCTCCAAACGAATTGCGCACCATGGTTTCGCGCGGCAGGCCGTTCCGATCCGTGCTGACCACGTGCACGTCTTCTTCGTCGGTCTTGCGGTAGAGCATCCGGGGGTATTCCGCGCCAATTTCGTCCGACGTATTGGTCATACCCTGCCGCAATGCCTGCTGTTCGACTTGCAGAGCCTGCCGCATGATCGCAGCTTCACGCGGGGTGAGCTTCGCCATTTATCTTGCTCCCTTGAGGGCGGCGCGATGTGCGACCACCTTGGAATAATCGCCAGTTTTGCCCGCCTCAGCCTCAAGCCGCGCGAGCTTCTGGTCGCCCTTTGCGCCACCGCCCGACTGCCCGGTGTGCACCTGTTCCGGCTGCGTCGCCGGCTTGCGTCGATTCACGTTGACCTCCTTGGCCATTACCGCGGCTGCGGCGATGAATTCCGCCCAACTGCCTTCGTCGGCGAGTGCCTTCAGTTCGGTGCGGCGATCGGCATTGTTGCCCAGCGCAAAGATGAAGCCAGGCGCGTTCTTGCCTGCCGCTTTCACCAGATACGCGAATTGCTCGCCGGGGAACGCCTCCTCAACCGCCGCGCGCGCCGTGTCCTTGCCCGGCGCGCGGAGGTCGGCGAACCCGCTGTCGAGGTCGCGGGCCTGCGCTTCCCAGCGCTCTTGCTGTTTGCGGGCAGCGGCTTCCTGCTGCGTTACGCGATCATCGGCAACGCGCTTGCACTCAAGATATGCTGCGAGGTCGCGTTCGTATTCCTCGGGACGATCAAAATAATCGTCGTAAGCGGGCTTGTCGCCGACTTCATCGACCTTTGGCTGCCCCTTGAGGGTGCGGTTTTCTTTCTCGACTTCCCGCAGCCGGTTGCGCAGATTGCGCATTCCCTCCGGCTCGTCCTCGCCAGCGACAGCACCACCGCCAAAGGTGATCTCGTCCACTTCTTCGTCAGACTGGTCGCCGTCGCCGTCGCCATCATCCTGCTCGTTCTCAGGCGATCCCTCAGTGTCGTCGTGCAAGTCGAGGTTCTGTCCGCCCTCGTCTAGATCGTCGTCGGCAAAATCAGGCTGCGTCGCCATTCGGCACCTCCGGCTGTGTCATGTCGCGGTCGTGCCGCTCAAATTCCGTGGTCGTGCGCGCCACCTCAAGGTGCAGCTCGTCATCGGCGCGGTCGCTGTCCGTCTCTGCCCTGACCTCTGCGAGAATTTGGGCGCGGTCAGCACGATCAATCCCGGCGAGTGCGGCAGCGGCATCGGCCCGCGCCTTGGTCGCTTGTGCCTCGGCAGCGATCTTGCGCGTCTCAGCCTCAAGGCGCCCGGTCTCCGCCTTGGTCACTTCAGCCTGCGCTGCGATCATCTGCGCCTGGGCAAGCAGCACATTCGGGTCGGGCTGCTGTTCCTGCTCTTGCGCGGCCTGAAGTGCCTGCTTCTCTTCTTCGTTCGGCTCGACCCAGCCCGCTTGCACGCCCATTTTGCGGACGTATCCGCGCGGCCCGTCGATGCCTTCACCCTCCATCTGCGTGATGGCCGTGCCGAGCATGGAGAATGCCACGTCACCAGCGGCGCCCACGCCGGCCGCGGCAAGCTGCGTCGCCATCTCCGCGATGTTAAGGCACGACTTCACCGTGGCATCGCGGCGCGTCTTAGTCGCCGGGCCAACGTCCACAATCACGTCGTACTTGCCCTTGGTCAGGTCGTTGGCGACGTACTGCGCTTGGCCGTCGTGCTTCGGCTCAGCAAGCGTGATAAGCGACTGCTTGCCCTCGCCGTCGAGCGCGACCATCTTGCGGCCTTCCTCGACGTAAAGCTCCTTGGCCATGCCAAGCCAGATTTGCCCCGATCGCTGCATGGCGAGCGCGAAGTTGTCGTGCCAGAGGAAGTCGTTTACGTCGCCGCGGTCGTTGACCAGCTCGATCGCTGCGGCGGAGGTGTTGGCCGGCACCGTCTCGGCCGCGGCGTTGACGCCCATCAACTCGTCAATCGTGCCGCCCATAACCTGCATCAGAGCGGCGACGGTTTCGGGAATGGGGTCAGGCTCTAGGAACCCGGACGGCCCCGCTTGAATGATGGTGTCGCCATCCGACGCGTAGACAGGCTTCGCGAGCAGGAACGAAAGCCGGTCGCGCTTCCAACGGGACCAGTCGTTTGCGATGGCCGTGTCCATCTGCTCCGGGGCAAAGATGGGCACGCGCGAGCTGGGGTTGTTGGCGCTCTCGGCAAGGTTGCTGACAACGAGGTTGTTGATGCGGGTCGGGTCGATCGCCGGCCGCACCATGCCCTGGCTGCGCTCGATGCCGTCGACATAGCTGCGTTCGGCGTACAGCGGCACCAGCGGGATATGACAGCCCGCGATGTATCCTTCGTCCTCCAGCACCTCGCTGCCGCTGACGAGGTACTTGCGGACGCGCTGGCGCTTGATGCGGCGCTGGCGGACTTGCCGATAGCCCTTATCCCGCAACTCGCGCTCAAGCGTCTTGCCACTCTCCTGTTCGGCCTTCAGTTCGGCGTCGTCGTAAGTCTGCTCGTCAGGCTGAATGTCGGGGTTGTCGTCAGCCGCCTTGTCGAGCAGCGTCAGCCGGAACGTGCGGCGAAGGACGCTGCGATCCTCAACCTCGAAATACTCGGCGAGCGTGATGGTGTCGGGCTGGGTCCAGTCGTAAGCCCAATCCAGCTTATCGGCGAACGTTGTGGGCGATGCGTCGGGATAACGCTCCTCGAACGCCTCTTTGCCCAAGGTGAACAGCAGCCATGCCCGGCGCGCGTCCGACTTGTCCTGCGCCTTGGCGTCGAGGTCAAAGAACAGCGACTGGTCGGCGTCGTAGATCGGCTCCAAGCTAATACGCTGGTGCTCGTTCTCCTCGTCGCTGTCGTCCTCATAGCGGGCGCGCAGCCGCCAACCGCCGATGCCGCCCTTGATCGCCTCCGCAAACGCGTTGTCGTATGCCGCTTGGCCGTTGCTGTCGTTCTCGTCGGCACGATACAGCCCGTCGAGATTGTCGGCGCTGGCGCGGTCGCTGTCGTCGCCCTTCGGCTTGAAGTCGACCGTCTTGCGGCTGGCGCGGTATTCGCCAAGCATTCTGCGGATGGGACGGAGGAACTTCGGCACCTCCATGCGGGCCGGCCCGCCGTTCTCGTCGGCATCGTCGTCAACGGGAGCGCCTTGACCTTCCCACTGCGCACCGCGGATCGTTGCGAACCGGCGATCGAACAGCGCAGCGGCGCGTTCCTCCTGCACCGCACTCCACACCACGTCGAACCCGCGCATCGCACGGTCGTGAACCTCGGCTAGGCGCTCTGCTCGCCTGTCTGTGGTGGGCGTGTCCGCATCGTCGGGCATGGCCTCGCCAAATACGCCACGCGCGCGTTATCCGCGCTTGGACATTGTTGGACTTAACGGCGTGTTTTGCCTCTAAGGCGCCGCCACCGCCGCTTGCTCATGGAAGCTCGCGATAGCGCGCGAAATACACGGCCGTTCAATAGTATAATCAATGCGTCATTCACCGCCTGAACCCTCCTGCTGTCGATGGTATCGCGACCGGTGCTGACGCTTTGTCCTTGGGCAGGTGAGAAAGCATCACCTCGGTAAGCGCCCAAACCAGCGCGTCAGTGCGGTTCGGCGATCGTTCGCCCATGTACCCGCCAGCGGTGAACAAGACCATCTCGTCTTCAAGCTCTGCAAACCCGCCGACATGTGACACACGGCCCTGCTCATAGAGGGCGCTGATCGGCTCGGCGCGCACCGACTTGCCACGACTAGCTGTCACTTCCTTGTACGGGACGGAGCGGTCAGCTTGCTTAATCACAGCCTGAACCATAGCACCGCCAAAATTACGCTCTGCAACGATGCGGTCAGCACTATTTGCATGATAAGCAGTGACCGCACGACGCGCCCACCCATCGGGGGATAGCTTACAGGTCGCGTCTTCGATGACGTACCCTCGACCGTCGACACCACGGCCCGCAACGACGATCCCAATAGCGTCACCATCATCTTCGTCTCCTGCTGTACCGCTTGGGTCTATTGCCACCACTACGCGAACCAGCTCGGGCAATTCCTTGACCCGCGTTCGATCCAACATGTCGCGGGTCCAAAGCGCGCCCGGCACGTCGTCAATAACCTCGCCGTTCAACTCCTGCCGCCCGAGCCGAGTGCCATCGTATTTGTCGAGCACGCGCTTTAGGAACTTAGGGTCGAGGTTGTCGGCATTGGCCATTGTCGCCCCTCGCGTCGTTCGGGTGGTGGGATCGTTCAGAATCTCGCGGATAATCGGGAGCGGACGCGGCGTGGTTGTTACCAGCACCTTCGGGTCGGGCCTGCGCATGGTAAATTGCAGCATGTCCCAGGTCTCGCGGGCTTTGAAATACTTCGCCAGCTCGTCCACCCAAGCGGTATCGAACTCGGGGCCGCGAAGCTGGTCCGGCTCTGTGCCGTTGTAACCGAACGCAATGGCGCCGCTTGGCCAGCGCAGCCGAACCGGCTTGTAGCGCACCTCTGGTTGTTCGCCTTCCGGCGTGACCTTGAGCAAACGAGGGATCATGACCTCCTCAAGGTCTTTCTGCGTCTCCGCCACCAGCGCAACGGCCATAGCCCCGCCCAACACACGCTGTCGCACCCATTGCGCGCCCATCTCGGTCTTGCCGAAGCCACGCCCCGCGAGTGCTAACCACGTGGACCAATCGCCATCCGGCGCTACTTGGTCGGGTCTCGCCCAAAACTCCCAACGATAACGAAACTCGGCAAGCTGCTCAGTGCTGAGTCGTTCCAGCCACGCTTGCCGCTCTTGCTCGTTCAGCGAGGCCAGCAATTGCGCTGGTGACTGCATCAGCATTCTCACGCACCTTCTGCTCTATCTCAATCGCGCCGCCATCCTTGCCAGTTAGCTCGGTCTGCACCGGTATCAGCTTTGGGAGAAGCATAGTGAAGAACACCCGCTCATTGTCAGGATCCTCTTGCGCCCATTCCACCAGTCGATCAGCACCGCCTAAGCGATCGAACGCCTCAGCTATGGCCTCCTTGGCAAGTTTGGTGGTTTTGTTAGGAGCGCCCTTGGGCCGGCCTTTTCCGGCATTCGCCGCTAGCGCCGGATGAAGCTTGCCCTTCACCGGTAGTCTCCAGGTATTTTACCCACGATCCTTCATCCTCAACCGCTGGAGTTGCTTGCGGACAGCCCACACGCCACGGCCCGTCTCTTCGGCAATTTGGGGAGCGCGCTTCGTCCGTGCCAGACGGGCGAGTTGGCGGTTATCGGCTGCTGTCCATAGTCGGCGGGGGCAAGACGATGCCGCCACCCCGTACAGCACGTCGCTTTCTGCATCGGTCAACTTGCGCTCTCGGCTAAGAGCATCAGCGAACAGCAGGGCTGCTGATTGCATGTTCATCACTCAGAACCCTCCGCCATCCATCCGGTAAATTGGTGTGCCCATCGCCAGAAGCGTTGCCAGGGGGATAGGGTGCGGATCATCGAGCCTGACACCCGCACCAGCGTTCGCAGGCCCATCGAGGCGCATGGTTGATGCAGCCACGACGCTGTGGTGGACGCGCCGCAGCCAGTTCCTCACGAATGATCTGGCGCACCCGCTGCTCATCGACCGGCACCACCGCGCGCGTACTGTCGCTCATGCCTGCCTCTCTTGTGATGCGAGGGTGCTAGCGGCTTCTCGGAGCAACTTGGCGAGTACCGTTTCCTGGGGCGGTTCACTGAGCAACATCGGCTGCTTGCCTGCGGCCTCCTCCAGTCGGTGAACGAGTGATGTTACAGGGTCTTCAGGCTTTAGGCGCTTGGCGAGGGAGCGGGCGTCACCGATGCAGCCGGACATCGCAAAGCCGCCGTTGTCAGCACGCGCGACCCGCTCGATCAGCTCTACCATCTCTTGGTATAGCTGGGGATCGGGGGAGGGGGTGGAGGGCTGGACGTTGCGGATGCGCCAACCGCTCACCGGCGAAACAGAGCGGCCATCCGGCATGAAAACGTGATACCACGTATCCAGTTTAGGACGGATCGACCATTCCGTCCTGACCGAGCCGGGCTCTAGATGCTCAACAGCAACCACCCGGCCATCCTCATGCACCGCCTCAAGCGGCTTGCTCCAGTCTATCTCGTTCATGCCATCACCTCACTTGCTTGGTTGCCGCGGTCGGGCGAAGGTTCGGCGATGCCTGCGGCCCGCGCCGTCGTGAACGAAGCCGCATCCGCGTCTTCGCCCTTCGGGCTTCCGTCGCTATCGCAAGGGCCGCTCGGCATTTTGTGATGGTTGCAAATCGCAAACATCAGTGGCCAAAGATGCAGGGCAACTCCGCCCCACATAGGCTGAAACCCGACGCCAACGTCAGCCGGCCGGAAGTAGAGCGACAGGAACCATTTACGGCCGACAAAATGCCACAACGGCATCGGTTCGTAGCGCGTCGTCAAAAGTATAGGACGCTTATCGGAGCTGCTTTTCATGCAGCCACCTCATTTGCTTGCCTGCCAATCCACGATGTCCCACTCCCATTCAGGCGGGAACTTGGGATCTGGCTTCCACCGTCGATGCTCTGGTTTGATCCCGCGGGTGACGACACCGCAGCGGTATTTGACATCGACCAGCTCATGGGGAGGCTGCTTGCCGGTGTTGCGCATGTCATCGGCACACCTGCCGGCCAGCGCGGTTGAGGCGCGGCGTCAGCGCGCCATCGCGGCTTTCCAGGTACTGGCAGCCGGTGCCGTAGTCGGTACGCAACCGCATGTTGCTGTGCAGGCCGGCACCGCGGTTGTCGGTGCTGTCCCAGCCGTAGCCAAGCTGCTGTACAGCCCAGCCGAGCACAAAGACGATCCCGAAGCCGAGCAGCATCCACTTGCCAAACTCGACCAACATCCCGCGCCCAATGCCACGGCCAAGCTCAACTATGGAATGATGGCCGTTCATGCTGCATCACTCCGGCGCTCGTTGCGCTTGGCGATCGTGCGGCTGCCGCGCTGGCCAACAACGTGCCAGCCGTCACGGCCTCCGTTGAGAGCGTTAAGGCGGTCGCAATGGTCTTGGAGTTGGGCAAGGCCAGTATCCGTCCCCTGCGTCGCCGAGGTGGTGAACTCATGCGCCAGTGCGATCAGCTCGTTCGCTTTCGGCAGGAACGGCTTGGTGCGCACCCACTCGCGGCAAGCCCAACCAAGCGCGCCAGGGTCCACGTCTGCCACGTCCTGTGTCAGCAGGCGCAGCGTGTGGGCATAAGCTTCCAGATCAGCGTGCAGCGATGGCCGGTACCTCAGGCCAAGTTCCGCGATGATCTTGCCGGTAGCCGGATGAACCGGCCGCTCCCTCGGCTGCGACAGCGGCACGATATAAGTCGAGGGAGGGGTCAGGCCGCGACCCCCGAAGACCGGGTTGTCCTGCCAATCGTCCGGTGCTGTAGCCATTGCCAGTGTCCTTGATTGATGGGTAAATCGCGCCGTGACCTTTGGTTGTGGCCACCTCCAGCAAGCGGCCGGGCGGCCAGCCGTCCTCGGCGTTGCGGTCGATGTCCTCGAGGAAGCCTTTGTAGGCGGTGGGCGTATTGGTGAGCCGCTTCCGCTTCCGGTTGGCGAGGAAGTCAGCCCAAACCTGAGCATCAGCCCAATCAGGGCGAGGGAAAGGATCAATCTTGGGCGTGCGCGCCACCGAAGAAGGCGAAGCCTTCTGAGGTATCTTGGTGGTTACTGGTGTATTGGCGGAACGTGGTTCCGGGGTTTCTGTTGTTTGCTTCCGGGGGGAAGCTGGTTCCGGGGTGTCGCTAGCTTCCGGGCGGAACGTGGTTTCGGGGTGGAGCGTGTAGCGAACACCCTTGCCTGGCTTCTCGTCGCGGGTAAGGTGGCCGGCATCACGGAGGCGCCCAATAGACGTACGCACGGCACGATCCGTGAGCCCGGTCTTGTCAGCCAACTGCTGCATCGATGGCCAGCACATGCCCGCATCGTCCGACCAATCCGCAAGCGCGAGCAGCACCAGCTTATCGGTCGAGGCGATGGGCAGATCCCATGCTTTGGCCATCATGCGTACACTCACGCCAGCGCCGACCCTTCCACCGTC